AGGGGACGCCAAAATTAACTTCATAACGACCGGTGCTAGGGGTTGATACAGACTCGATGTTGTATGAACTCTGAATAGAAGCATCTCCCGCACACACCAACCAAGCCTTCGCCTTACTTAGATCAACACCAGCCGGAAGTTCCGCCGCCATCGACCGGACCATCTCGTTGACTTGCCGCTGATCCGTTGCGGGCATCGACGCATACAGGTTCGCATCGTTTATTTCGACAACACCATCGCCCCACAACAGGCCGTGTTCGAACGTGGTGCCGCCAGCCGCGATGGTGCGCTCGGTATCGATTGCAAGCCCGTCAAAAATGTCTTGAGTGTCGGACTGAGTGACGATGTACTTGCCGGTCAGCGGGTCGATCCGGGCATCTAGGACTGCGTTGCTCGCGCCCTGCAACAGACACTTTGCGTTGGCGACGAACATGCCCTTCTCGGCGCGGTATATTGCGCGAACCTCGGCAGAGCTTATCGCGACTCTGAAAACCCGCAGCAGAGTTAGGTCGCCACTAAAGGCTGCCGTGCCGTCATAAAGCTGCCCGATAAAGAGACTTGCCGAACCGTTTGACAAGTCCCCGACGCCAGCCGCCGTATCCTCTTCGGCCAGCACGCCGTCCACATAGATTAGCTGTGCATCTCTTGTTTGATCCATCACCGCCGCGAAATGATGCCACTCGCCATCGTCAACAGCGAACGGGGTGTTGACGTTGTTGTTCGTCGCGGTGTCGTCGGCGTTGAACTGCAACCGGCTCGTTGTAGCCGTAACACGCACAGACCATTGTTGACCGCCCGCCGTGCCTCGCGAAATGAGATATTCTGTCGCGCCCGTAGCTGACACCCTGAACCATCCGCAGATGGTCCAATCTACGGCAGCGCCAAAATCAAAATCAGCATCATAGGCTCGACTAAGATAATTCGTGCCAGCGCTCCACCCCGTATACCCATTTAACTCCGCGCCCGTCTCAACCGCCGCCTCGGTAACGGTGCCGGTTTCGGTTAGCGTGTTGGAGTTGCCGGAGCGGTCGGCGGTTGGGGAGTTGGCTAGGGCGGCTAGTTTTGTATATTGGCCCATGAACCCCGTCGTGTAGGCGTTCGTGACGATTGCCGAGGCATTACTGCCACTAGCTGACCCGGGAAAGTCTAGGCTACCCGCCCCGACAAAGAAGGCTAAACCGTTCGAGGATGCCCCGAGCAAGGTTTGGCGACCGTACCCAACCGCCGCATAGGTGCCCCCCGGACCGCTGTAAGTTGCGTTTGCGTCTGGGTCCCAAATCGTAGCAATGTCAAAGTCGTCCGCCGTGATCGTGGCAACCGAGACACTGTTGGTCCTGACCCAATTATTTGACCCGCCGTTTTCGGACCACCAACCATTGCCAAGGTCGTCACAGGCCACCTTATCGGCGCTGCCGGTAACGCTGGTCCGGGTCCAAACATTACCGTCATATTTGATAAGCGCAACGACATCTGTGTCGCCAAACGATGCCCAGAACGTCGGAATCACCCCGCCTGTTCTTGGATCGAATGGAGAACCGCCAGCCTTTAATCCTCCGGCTGCAACGCCTGTCACGTTGTTGGTGGTCAGGGCGGGCGCCGTCGTGGTCGATAGCGAACGCGGCCAACCATCGGTGCGCTCTGCCCACGAGCCGTCATGCGGATCGACAATGTGCATTCCTTGATCGCTAGTGCCGACGATCACATAGCCCATGCTTGCGGCAATGCTTGTCGGTGTTGCGCCGGTCAACGTGACAGTCGCGAGCGGCGATGCACTGGCGAGAGCGCCAGCCGTCAAGTCCCAAATGTTGACTTCGGCGTCAGAGCCACTGGTTTCTACCGTGGCAAGCATCAGGCTTGACCAAACTGATCCGTTCTCAAACTTACCTGACCACGCTCTACCATCGACTGAAGGGCCGACGAGACAGTTGTCAATGAAGTTCGCGTTGCTCTCGATGATCCCGCTAACGGCGCTTGTGTCTAAAGAAGTAAATGTCCCAGCACCGGCTGTGCTACCGCCAATAGTAGCCCCGTCAATCGTTCCTCCATCAATGTTGGCCGAAGGAAGGGAAAGATTGGCAAATACCTGAGAGACAACAGCACCAGCACCAGCGCCATCAAACTTCAGAAGGACATCTTCGCCATTCAGAATTTCATAGTCATTACTGGCGTTGTAGGTTCCCTGAAAGACAATGATTGATCGGCTGGCAGAGAGACTGTTTCTGATGTGAACGATCTTTTCGGAATCGTTGGGCGTCAGTTGGACATAAGCCGTCGCGCCAAGATCGCCGCCATCAACAAACTCGATGAACTTATTGCGGCCATTCGATACCGCTCCGTCTGTAATAGGGAGCGAATTTGGCGATCCGCTAGAACCGGCAGACGCAAGGGTAATCGAGATGATGCCGTCAATAGACTGGTCAAGAATATCAAGATTGGTATTTGTGGTGTTTCCCCAAGTACCTGATTGCTCGCCAGTAGCAATCTTCTCGATGCCAAGATTTGTAGTATATGTGCTAGGCATTGCTTATCTCTCTATGCAGCAAGGTCAGTCCAGCCCGGACTCTGCGACTCATCCACAGACTCCCAAGTCGGGGTCTGAGTAGTCGAAGTAGGTGCCCAAGACGCAGTCTGAGCATCATCTACCAGACCCCATATATTTACACTACCTACCCCAGTAATTCCAGCAACAGATTGAAGTGTTATTACTGAGCTATACTTAACGAATACTGATCCAACAGAAGATGTGGCGGAAATACCAGAAACAGGAACAGTAAATGAAACTGCGCTTGTTGCCTGACCTACAGCGCCAGCCCCCTGAACGCCAGAAACGGCAGCATTAGCATCTGCCGTAGTCGTAACTGTCCCAAGCCCGGATACTCCAGAAACCCCAGAAACAGCCTGATTAGCGTCAGCCGACTGTGTGGTGGCTCCCAACCCCGAAGTAGCGCCAACCCCCGTCGCATTTCCAGTTATGGATATGGACACAGAGACAGAGGAAACAGACCCCGTTGCGGAAACCCCAGCGGGCTGAGCAACTGTAGCCGTCGATATTGTGGGAGAGCCAACAGAACCTGTTGCAGAAACGCTAGATGCAACGAGGTTTACGTCAGTAGACGCTGATACAGACCCTACACCACCAGTTGCTGCAACACCCGTAGCTGAAGCGCCAGCCCCGGCGCTTGCTGTTGGGGAGCCTACAGACCCTGTTGCTGATACCGAGCCAGATGTGACTGCCGCATCTGCTGAAACGGCAATGGAGCCAACGGCACCAACCCCAGAAACCCCAGACAGGGTCTGACTGGCAGGAATGGACACGGTAACCGCGCCGACTCCACCAGTAGCAGAAACCCCCGCAAGGACTTGGACGGCAGCAGCAGATACAGTTAGGGAACCTACGCCACCAGTAGCCGCAACCCCGGTAATCTCAACCGGGATTGGCTCACCCCACGGTCCAGAACTCCATGTATCGCGGCCCCAGCCCGTTATGTTCGCCATGGATTACTCCATTAGGCGATTCGGATGATCGCGCCAGTAGCCGTAGGTGATGGGAATTGAACCGTAAAGTCGCCAGACGTAGAGGACTTGGTGCCGCCAAAATCAATGACAGCAACAGCCTTATTGGCATCCGTGCTGTTGTAGATCAGGCAACCACGAGCAGCGATAGTTACCGTGCTGAAAGTCAGGTCGGCAAAGTCGGTGATTGCCGTCGTCCCGGTGGCCTTGGGAAATGTCGATACCTTGGTAAGGGCATCGCCACCAGCCGAATAATTGGTGCTTGTTACCTCACCGCCAGTCACATAGACGGTGGTGGAGGCATCCAAGGACGCTCCGGTGGTATAGAGAGCCAGCTTAAAGGCATCGCCACCAGTGGTGAAATTGTGGGTTCCCTCCATCAATTCTGTCTTGAAAGAGGTACACATTGCGGTGGTAATAGCCATCACAAACTCCTAACGAAAGCAGCGGCGTCTTTCATGTCCGCACGATCTAGGGCCTGCAAGACAAGAGAACGCTCAGCCCTTTCGCCCATCTTAATATAACTCAGCAGAATATGGTACAGATTTTTTCTGTATGACTCAGCCTGAGACTGTATTTCAGGCGGCAAGTCTTTTCCGACGTAAATAATCTTCTTGAGTGCTATTTCGGCAATTTCTTCTGGGGTGTGCGGTCTGCCAGAAGTAACAGAAATCTCTACTTGCCCAAGCTGGACATCAAACATTAGCTAACAGCCTGCCTTAGTGATCCGTATCTGTATTGATCCTGACGATCCAGCCCTTCAGCCATGTTCTTCAGCCTGCTGAGGGCCTCAATATAACGCTCATTGTAAAGCTGAATAAGCTGCGGCTCGCCCTTCATAAAGGTATAAGCCTCAACAAGACTCGCGTAAAGCAATGCAAGGGGAGCGTTGGTGCTGAGCCACGTTGTGCCACCTTCTGCCCCAGCCGTAAGACTATTGGGGCGGTAGAAGTAATGCACTTCTGCCGTGTAGTTAGCGTCAGGCGTGGGGGCAATAACAAAGGTCGTATCGTCAAAGTTAGCGTAGTATTTTGGCGTCCCGGTCACCGTATCGTCTGGATTGTAGTCAGCAATAAAGGTCGGGTGCTTCTGGAGAAGCTCCACATACCCGCTGGCCGGTTTAATCGCGAGAGAGAATACCGCAAGGATATCAGTCGGTTTCGTCAGGTACTTGTTGCCAGAACTCATGGTTCCGGTCTGATTCTTTCTGAATACGTCGAACTGAACCTCCTTCAGGATGCGCTCTTCAGCCATCTGAATGAAGTTATTGAGATTGTTGACGAAAGTGGTTTCGTCGTTCTCCGTATAATCCTGAATCGCGGTCTTCAGGGTTGCAAAAGTCCAAGACATTTATGCCTCCACAGTCACCGGGCCAGCAGAGGCAACATCGCCACCACCATTCTTAGACCCAACAGTTGCGGTGCCCGAAGACGCCGTAAAAGTATATGTATCAGAGTCCACTACAGTAATCGAATATCCTGAAGCGTTCTGCAATACCGCAGAAGAAAACCCATCAAATGGCTCACAATTACGGAAGGCAACAACATCCCCCGTGGATCGGCCATGAGCAATCTCTGTTACAGTAATAACAGCAGAACCGGCAGTTGAACTAAGGAATGGGTCGGGATTCAGAAGAACCTCTACCGGAGGCTCTACCCGATCATTTCTGGCGTTCCTGATTGCTTCTGGGTCAGCAACGACGCGGGGTGGCGTAAGCTGCGGATGCTTGGGTTCATATTCGTCTTTTCCGACAATGAACCCGTTCCACTCACGGCGAACGTCCCTCTTGAGGTAACGAACCCCGCTACGATCACTCGTTACATACGAGTATTTCCCTTTAGCATATGCCATCTTTCGGTGGCTCCACTTCGACTACAGACCATAGTTTGTTCTGGTCATTATAGTCTAACTTGATCTTGTTTCCGTAATTATATAAGGGCAGATCACGGTATCCGTACAGCCTGTCCTCATCAGGAACATTAACGTCCAGAAATGTGCTGGACGGCCCAACCTGAATCTCAATGCCAAATGACCGGACAGCCATTCCACACAGAAACTCGCAGCAGCCGCGACCCGCTTCAGCCATATGGCGGTCGTGAGCATACGAGAAATCAACCCCGTAAAGCTCAATTTTCCTGACCTCATTGGCAATCGCATAAGCAATGGCGTAGGCAGCGGTATTGTTGAAGTAAGGAACCCCAATCTTTGCCACGACTTCCGTGATCGGATAGAGCTTCAAGCCCGGAGCGCGTGGGTCTAAGGCAACCGTATAAATCGGTCCCGGATGTCTGGGGAGCCACTCCCTCATGCCGAAGGTCATAGGACCGGCAAGTTCCGTATCAAAGAACCGCGCCACAGGGTCCATCATAAAGACCCTATCGTGTTGAATAACACCGGCCATGCTGTTGATAGCCCAGACCTCATCCGCTACTTGCGTTTGAGACCCCTTGGAAGCCGATTGCTTAATGAAATCAGCGTTGCTGGCCCCCATCGCCACGATGGCGACGGACTTGCCCTTCAGGGAAGAATCCATGTGTTAGTATCTGTATCCGAGATTTATGAACATCGACGGGCGGTCGCGATCCATCGCCATTGCCCGCATTAGCTCCTCTTCATACAAAGCCTTCAGGATTTGCATTCTCTCAGGAGCGCGTTTAATCGATGTGTAGTAAGCTAATCCTGCGGCAAGGGCAGGGAAAAATCTAAACGGCACTCCCATGTCATTCTGGGCTGCATCCGCGTCATCCATTCTTACGAGTCGATCATAGATTATGGTGTCGGTGCTGTTCTCCGGGGCCTGCCAGAGCTTAATAACCGGAGTGATCTGGCGATCTAAGAAGAACTGCGTAGGACGCCCGCTGGCATCCTTGTCAGGAATCTGAAGGTATTCTGAGCGGCCAATGCGCTCAAGACTGATATCGTTGCCGTCACGACGAATGATGGCAGAAACAATATCAATCGTATTCTGAGTGTCTACAAGACTGGGGGCAGTTGTGACCGTAGTGGTCGCTCCACTTGTGCCGCCCGTGATGGTCTCTGAGGCCGTAAACGTGCCGTTAGGGACCGTCAGGTTCATTGTAGTGGAGGTTGGCTTGCTCAGGACACTTGCCGTAGCAGCACTGGTGCCCCCGGTGATGGTTTCCGCGACAGAAAAAGAAGAACTGTCAGCAACGGTGATCGTGATCGTCCCCGCAGGAATCTCAGTAATTCCCGTAGCGACAGTCTGACTAACCTGAGTAACCGTCCAGTTGTTGACGCCCCGGTTAGCCCAGTCGGCAAGCATATAGTTCAATGAGTTACGGGCAGACTGAGCATCCCAGCCCGCCCGAATCTCAAGACCACAACGCTCGTAAGCCTCTTCTATGAAATCAGCTACAGAGGGTGTGTAGTTCTTTGAACCAGAAGTCGCCATTATTTCAGACGCTTACGGTCT